TCAACTGGTGTATTGGTTGCAAATATTGAATCACAAAGTGTAACTGTTGGTGGTATCAATATTTCTACTCGCCTTAATAGTGCTTTTGAACATGCAAACGGTGCTTTTGATAAAGCTAATACTGATTTTACAAATATATCTGTTACTGCTGGTGATTACGGTTCAGCTGCAATTATTCCTGTATTCAACCTTGTTGCTAATGGTCGTATTGCTTCAATCACGAATACATCAATTGCGATTGGCGCTTCAGCAATTACATCTGGCACATTAGGCGTAGCTCGTGGTGGTACAGGATTCTCATCTTATACTGCAAACGGTGTTATTATTGGTGGCACTACATCAACATCAGCATTAACTTCTGTTGCTTCTTCTACTGAAGGGCATGTATTACAGGTTAATGCCTCTGGTATTCCAACATTTGCACACCTTAACGGTGGATCATTCTAATTATAATGAAAGGATTTTATCATGGATGGAAAGTTTTTAGACGTTTATAACGAAGTAATATTGGAGAATTTTTACGCTGTATTAAAACAAAATTTTATGTTTCAAACGCAACTCAAGTTTGCTGAAGAAAATAATAAAAAAATAGCCGACCTAGAAAAACAAATTGCTGTTTTAACTTCAGAAAATAAAGATACCGTTACGCAGAAAAATCAAATTATTGAAAATTCAGTAAATATTGATAATGAAAGACATAGATTACAAGTAGCTGTAAATAATCAAATGAAAGAACTTGAATCTCTTAAAAAAATAATTGAAAATTTAAACGAAAAAGAAAAAGATCAACAAAAATATATTGTTCAATTAGAAAATATGTTTCCAAATTCAAAGAAAAAAAAACTAGGTATTGGAACACATAAAGACTCAAAATTAATTAAAGAAAAAACAACAACACTAAACGAAGACAATGATAATACACTAAAATTTGCTTCAAGTGGCGGAACATTCTAGTAAATGGCAAATACAGTAATATCACTCCGAAGTTCAGGTGTAACGGCAAACACTCCGTCACTTGGTGTTCTTGCAAACGGTGAGTTATCTCTTAACTTCGCTGATGGTATTCTTTATTATAAAACTTCATCTAATTCTTTAGGTTCAATCTACACTACTCCGCCAGCTGGACTAAATCAAGAAATACAGTTTAATGATTCTGGTTCTTTTGGTGGTAATTCATCTCTTACATTTAATAAAACTACAGGATTATTGTCCACCAATAATCTTACAGCTAATTCAGTAGCCACTACATCTTATGTTCAATTTGGTGATGGTACAAAACAATATACTGCTAATTCTGGTGTTGCAAGTGCATTTGCTCAAGCTAATGCGGCTTTTGCACAAGCAAATTCAAATTACATTAGTGCTGTAACAAGATTAGATGTAACACATTCCGGTTCTTCAGCCTATTTAATTGACCAATATTCTGGTAATAATCCTGCCATATATGTTATCGCAGGAGAAACAATAGCATTTTATTTGAATGTAACTGGTCATCCTTTTATGATTCGTGTTTCAAGTGGAGGTGCAAATTACAGCACTGGATTGATACATGTTGCAACCGATGGAACAGTATCAACAGATTCAAGCGCTCAAGGTAAAGTAACCGGAACGTTATACTGGAAAGTTCCAGCTGTATTAGCAGGTAATACTTATGTTTATCAATGTTCTCATCATTCAGGAATGGTTGGAAACATTAACATTGGTCAACCAAATTCAACGATACTTACTCATGCAAATGAGGCTTTTAACAAAGCTAATTCTGCTAATGTATTAGCACAAGGGTCTTTTGATAAGGCTAACTCTGCCAATGTATTAGCACAAGCATCTTTCGATAAAGCTAATTCTGCTAATGTATTAGCACAGGGGTCTTTTGATAAGGCTAACTCTGCCAATGTATTAGCACAATCTGCTTTTGATAAAGCCAATCAGACTGCACAATTAGCATTTACTACCGTTTCTGCTAATGGAACAAATTTAGTTGCTGATGCAAATAACGATACACTTACAATTACTTCAACTGTAGCTAATGGTATTTTTGTTACTGGTATTGCCGGCACAGATACGCTAGATATTGGTTTAATAGATTCAGGTGTAACTGCAAGTGGTTATGGTAGTAATATTCTCGTTCCTACTTTTGTAGTTGATACTAAAGGTCGTTTAACATCAGTATCAAATACAACCATTCGTTCAGCGACAACAACACAAACAGGTATTGTTCAATTAGAGGATTCAGTCACATCTACCTCTACAAGTAATGCTGCCACTCCAGCCTCAGTTAAAACTGCTTATGATTTAGCTAATACCGCCAATGTAACTATTAACTCTGCTTTTAGTAAAGCTAACTCTGCTAATTCTTTAGCACAACAAGCTTTTGATTTTGCGAACACTATTTCTGGTGGTGCTGCTACTGATAATGTAGCAAGAACAACATCCACAGCTGCATTTAATCATGCAAACGGCGCTTTTGATAAAGCTAATACTGATTTTACAAATATATCAACAACAGCTGGTGTTTATGGTAACGCTTCACACGTTCCAGTAATAACGCTTTCTGCCAATGGTCGTATATCAAATGTCATAAATACTCAAGTTGATATTTCTACCACACAAGTTACATCGGGTATTTTTGCGTTTGGACGAGGTGGCACAAATGCTACTTCATATACAACAGGTGCTTTATTAGTATCTAACGGCAGTTCCATTATTTCTTTAGCAAATACTGGTACGGCTGGCACATATGGAAACTCTACTTTTGTTCCAGTTATTACAACAGACGCTTATGGTCGAATTTCTAGTGTTACAAATACCGCAATAGATGTTACTGGTAGCGGAGCATCTATTGGTGATGTATTAGCTCTTTCAATTGCATTAGGATAAAATATGGCAAAACCAACCTCAAGAACTCAATTTAAAGATTATTGCTTACGAAGACTTGGCCATCCAGTTATTGAAATTAATGTGGATGACGACCAAGTAGAAGATCGTATTGACGATGCTCTTCAATTTTTCCACGACTATCACTTTGATGGTTGTGAAAAGATTTACATGAAACATCAATTCACACAAGAAGATATTGATAGACGATGGATCTATGCGCCAGATGCTGTCATATTTGTTAATGCTGTTTTACCATTTGATGATTCAAATTCATCAATTAATATGTTTGACTTACGTTATCAATTACGTTTGCATGACTTGTATGACTTTACATCTGTATCTTATGTGTCATATGAAATTACGATGCAACATATTCGCACATTAAATTTATTATTCTCTGGCACACCACAATTTAGATTTAATCGCCATCAAAATAAATTAATGCTTGATATTGACTGGTCAAGAGATGCAGAAGTTGGTAAATATGTAATTATTGAATGTTATCGTAAGTTAGAACCGGATACAATTACTTTGACTGGCACAGTAACGGGTAACACATCATCTAATACACTTGTTGGCACATCTACCATATTTGACCAAGAAATTATTGAAAATGATTTCATTACTTTGAGTAATGGTGTAGAAGTTCAAGTTCGTAAAATTAATTCACCAACAGAAATTGTAATTGCAGCTAACACATTAAGTGCGAATGCAACTGCCAACACAATGACCAAAGAGGGTTATTCAGATGTTTGGGACGATAGATTTTTAAAACAATATACTACCGCAAAAATAAAATATCAATGGGGTTCTAACTTAAGTAAGTTTGCTGGTGTTCAATTACCTGGCGGAGTAACACTTGATGGTCCAAAAATTATGGAAGAAGCTCAAAGAGAAATTGATAAAATAGAAGAAGAAATGCAAAGTTATAATGTATTGCCAAATGATTATTTCATGGGTTAATAATGAATGGCCACCAATTTATATTTTAATAATTTTCCAGAGAACATAACTTCAGAGCAACTGCTTGTTGAAGATTTGGTCATTGAATCACTCAAGATTCATGGCATGAGTGTTTTTTATCTTCCAAGATCCAGCCGTGATACCGTTGATTTTATTTTTGGTGAAGATACTCTTAAGCAATATGTTGAAGCTTATCCCCTTGAGATGTATTTGGAAAATGTTACAGGTATGGAAGGCGAACAAGACTTTATATCTAAATTTGGTTTAGAAATTCGTGATGAAGTTCAATTACTTGTTTCTCGCCGTAGATTTAAAACAACTATTCCTCAAAATAGACCAAAAGAAGGTGATTTAATTTATATTCCTTTGGTGCAAAACTTCTTTGAAATTACTTTTGTAGAACACGAAAATGACCAGGCTATGTTTTATACATTAGGCCGTGGTCGTGGTGGCAATGTTTATGTGTTTGCTCTTAAACTTAAACAGTTTGTATTTTCTAATGAAATTATTGAAACAGGTATAGCTGAAATTGATGATTCAATTAGAAACTATTATCCAAAAACAAAAATTACAATAAGTGCTGGTACTGGTAAATTTATTACTGATGAGTTGGTTTATGTGGGTGCTAATTTAGCTTCTGCCACAGCTCAAGCTCTTGTTTATGAATTTACTCCAAATACTCATATTGAAGTATATAGAACAATTGGCACATTTAGTTCAGGCACATTAAAAGGAAATACAAGTAATGCACAATGGACAATTAGTACCGTTGATACAATGACAGTAATGAATACTGCCTTTGAAGATATACAAGATAATGCTCGTATTGAGGCTGAAAGTGATAGCATTATTGATTGGACAGAAACAAATCCGTTTGGTGGTGATTAATGTTAGGTAATGATCAATTTTATAATAGAACAATACGAAAAGTTGTAGTGGCTTTTGGCACTCTTTTTAACGATATTACCTTACAAAGATATACTTTAGATGGTGTAACTAAAAAAGAAGTCTTTAAAGTTCCTTTATCCTATGGTTCCAAAGAGAAGTATTTAGCTCGTATTACTTCAGACCCTAATCTAACTAAATCTGTCGTTACGGTCGTTCCTCGTATATCCTTTGAGTTAACCGGAATGAGTTATGATACCTCTCGTAAGCAGGTGTCAACTCTACAAAACTTTTCAGCAAACACAGCGACTGCCATTAAAACACAGTATTCACCTATTCCTTATAATTTTGATTTTTCAATGTCAATTTATGTAAGAAACACCGAAGACGGCACTCAAATACTTGAACAAATATTGCCATTTTTTACTCCAGATTTTAATGTTACCGTAGATTTTGTTCCATCCATGGATCAAAAATATGATATGCCCGTATTATTAAATTCTGTAGCAAATGAAGTTGATTATGAAGGCGACATGTTATCAACACGTTTAATTATATGGAATTTAGAATTTACAGCTAAAAGTTATATTTGGCCTCCAGTTAAATCGGGTGAAATTATTCGTCAAGCTAATACAAGCATTTTCATTGACACTCAATCAAGAACTTCACAAAAAGTATTTGTTGATAAAGCAAACGGGTCTGGTTATTTTGCTGACGAAGAAACTATTTTTGTAACAGCCAGAGATATAACTGGTGATGTATCTTATTTCAGTAATTCAAACACCGGTATTTTGGTGATAAGTAACCTAAATAAATTACTTGAAGCAAATGATATTGTAGTTGGTGCAACAAGTAACGCTTCTTATACAGTTACTTCGGTTGATACGAATCCATTAAGAGCAGTTTTAATTAT